TAGCTTTGTAGCCGACATCTTGCTCGCTTGCTCAGGACTGTTGTAGCGGAATCCTTACGCATTAAAGCCATCAGCTGCTGCAAAGATAGGAATAATTTTGCAACCGCACAACTGCACAACCGCAAAAGTCGGCAACTTTTAAGTATTCTTAACTATTTAGGGTAGGATAGGCGGTGATTCGGTTTGCCCTTGACATGGAAACATGTTCTATGTATCTTAGTGCAAAAAGACAATTTTCATAAGTTTTGAATTATGACTGACAAGCAGAAAGAGGCAGTTGAATTACTGAACCTTATCCGAGGAAAGAAGGATTCTGAGGGTGAGTTTGTAATGACATCGGAGCAGTATCTAACGTTGCTGGAGTTTATTGTCGATAAACCGCAGGAGATTCAGTATGTGCCACAAGTGGTCCCGCAAGTAGTTCCGCAGTGGCCGTTGCCAGGAACTACACAACCATTCTACGGGCCGCAATATGGCCAGCGCTGGGAAATAACCTGTAAAGCAACTGAGTAACTATGGCACGAGACTGGAAGGGCGGTAACGCCAGCACGTTTAAGACCATCGGCGCAAGTAACCATTGCGACGAGGAACGGGCCGACAAGGACTACTATGCTACGGAACCGGCTGCTACCGAGTGGCTGTGCAGGCTGGAGCAATTCAGCAAGTTCATTCTTGAACCGTCGTGTGGCGAGGGTCACATGAGCGAGGTGCTGAAAGCGCATGGCTACGAGGTGGTGAGTAGAGACCTTGCGGACAGGGGCTACGGAGAGGTGGCCGACTTCCTGAGTGCCGACAACCGCTACTGGTTGGGCGACATCGTGACGAACCCGCCGTATGCCTTTGCGCAGCAGTTTGTGGAGAAGGCGCTGCAGATCGTGCAGGAGGGTAGCAAGGTGGCGATGTTCCTGAAACTGACTTTTCTGGAAGGAAAGGGTAGGGCACGGCTATTTAAAAATTACCCCCCCCGTCGGGTTTGGGTCAGTCGATCGCGCCTTAAATGCGCGAAGAACGGCGACTTCGAGCACAGCCCTGGCAGCGCGACAGCGTATGCGTGGTTCGTGTGGGAGAAGGGCTACAAAGGCCATCCTGAAATACGGTGGTTTAACTGAGGCAGAAATATCTAATTTTTAATTTCGAGATATGGCAGACATTTTAAAGATTGCAGAAGAAATTCTTCATCTTGAAGAAGCGGAGTTTAAACAGTTGCAGCACAAACTCACAGAGATGCACCACAGTGAAGTAACCTACCTTCAGGACATCTATGAGACAGGTTCGCTCTCGTTTAGCAGTGCTCTTTGGGCATTGAAAAACGGAAAGCCTATCTGCCGTGAAGGATGGAACGGAAAGGGTATGTTTGTTGTCAAACAAGTTCCTGCTCACATCACTGGCGATATCATTCCAAACATGCAGTCGTTGCCACAGAGTGCAAAGGACATTCTGATGGCACGCGAGGATCCGCACATTGACTACACTTGTCAGATGCTTATCATCAACCGCGACGGGCGTGCCGATTCATGGGTGCCTTCATCTGCTGACGTACTGGCAGAGGACTGGATGATTTTCAAGGGCAAGTAACATTGGCAGAAATATCTAATTTTTAATTTTTGAGATATGGCTAAGAAGAAACAAGAGGCGAAAGCCCCAGAGAAACAGGAACAGGAGCAGGCTCAGCTGGAGCAGCAGATCAAGGATGAGTTGCAGCAGCAGGGTCAGCAGATGGTGGATGTATCGAGAGAGCGTGTGCTGGAAGGTATCAAGGAAGCCGTGAAGCAGATGTTGAAGATGATGCGCGACGCCAAGGCAAAACACGGCATCCACTACAACACGAAGAACGACTACGAGGTGTTCTGCCGCCGATTCGGCACGAACGACGCAGAGAAGATTCTGCAGGAGTTCGACCTGATTCGTGCGAAGCAGTCGCAACAGCCGGCAGTGATCCGTAACGTCATCAAGCAACTGGGCGAGAATGCTTTCCGCTATTGCTACATGATGTGGCGCAAGGAACAGGAGGAGAAAAAGCAAGAGCAGGAGCAAGGTGCAAGTAAAGAGTAACGACTATGATTAGGAAGATAACAGTAAGCGAGTACCAGAAGCGGTACGACAATATGGATGCTGCAGAGCGACTGACGTTAAGGGAGCGGGTAGGGCAGTGGTTGGTGAACTATGCCAAGAAACTGATAAGACGCTCGGAGGAACCGGAGGCGCAGTTGCAGAACGTGATGCAGGTGAGTGGCCGATGGAACGACGAGGAATGCCGAGCCTGGGAAGAGGGCGCACAGTTGCTGTCATCTTTCTCGAACATGGCCGACACGTGGCTGCCTGACAGACTGTATGGCAAGGCTGCCTACAGAAGCATCCGAAGAATGGTGAAGTGTCTGAAAACAATGGGTGAGCCAGACGGAGCAAAGCCTGTTGCGAAGCAGGGCGTGAACACGGTGGTTCAACCCGTCGGAAAGCCGACGGGAACGGTGGCTGACAACAATCAACACAAACACAACGATAAGGGTGGGGGAGCGGCTGCGCTCTATAACCAAGTGCCAAAATGCGCAGCCGGAGCCAAGCCTGCACAGACAGGCGGCACTCCCCTCAAACCCGCTGACGGTAAGACGGCTATCATTCCACGTCCACCTCATATTTCCCAGTACGTGCATATCCTGCCGAAGAAGACGCAGGAGAGGGCGGCTAAGTATGGCGATCTGATGCGCGGTCTGGAGGAAGCCCGAGAGAACATGCGCCGACTGATGACCGACCCGCAGGCTAAGAACAGTGACCGCGAGAAGTGGGCGAAGACCGCCACAAGTATCGACAGTCAGATAAAGAGCATCCGTAAGGAGCTGGACGCCGAGTGGGAGAAGGCGGTGAAGGCCGGGCGTGTGACCGTCGATGACTTGGGACATGCGCATGTGTTACCCGACGCTGGCGAGACGGAAACGGTGGTTGAGCTGACAAAGGAACAAAAGGCAAAGGTGAAGCAGCTGCGTAATGCGCTGCGCGACACTCGCGGACCGAAGGAACCGGGCGAGAAACACGATGCCTACGTAAAGAAGTGGGTGGAGAGATACCGCGAGATGGTGGCCATCGGCGGCCCTGAGACGGTGACTGAGGCGGTGGCTAATGCTGCCAAGCTATACGGCATTGATCTTGACAAGATATAGTTTCAGGTTTCAAGTTTCAAGTAAATCGTAAATAGTAAATTGTCAAATAGTAAATTGAGATGACTTTTCATTCGATTGTTAAACAGTGGTGCGAGCGGTATCGCTACATGCAGCACACGAGGGAGAACAAGCGCTTCTACCTGACGGACTCGCAGATGGGCGTGGTGGATATGGCGAAGGATATCAGCAATTCCTTTTCGCCATGCGTGGTAATGGAGAGCGGGCCTGACGGAAGCGGACCGCTGGAGCGCCCAGTGATGAGCTATCCGATATACTTCTTCGTGCAGGCCGAGAAGATGGCCGACGGCGACGAGGCGGCACTGGCGTATGAGACAGCCTTGTATCACGCCAAGAACTTCCTGTCGTGGCTGAGAAAAAAGCACAACGATGAGGTAGAGAACAATATCGACGGCGACTTTGCCCGTATCAATCTTGACGATGCGTACATAGACATCCAGAGCGCAGGCCCGCTACAGAATGGTTGGTTTGCGGTGATGGTGCAACTGGTGCGCGACGAACCGCTGAACCTGTGTGTAGACGAAGACCTGTATCTGACGGACGAGGAACTGGAAGCCGTAAGAGCGCAGTTTGCTGAAGAAGATGATTCGGATTCAAGCAATTGATAGGTTATGCCAAAGAAGGAACCGACGGGCTGGAAGTCCTTCAAAAATATGGATGAAGCCCTGAAATTCATGAAGGAAAGAGATATGGCACAGAACGACGAAGAGAAAGCGCCGAAGAAGGTGACGGACATCGACGCGGTGGACGACAACGTGAAGGCGGCAGTGATGGCGTTCAACGACCGTTGGATGCCGTGGCCGAAGTTCGACCTGGGCGTGGAGGTGATGGACGTGGGACAGTTGCGTGACGCAATGGGACTGCGTGCCTCTATCGACTGGGGCGATCCGTGGCCGTCGGCTGAGAAGCAGCTGCTGGACTTAGGTTTCCGTTGGCAGATGTTGTCGGGCATGAGGGTGATGTACCTGAAAGAGCGTGACGACTACCAGCCCGACACCGGATGGGAAGAAGCGGAGGAATACATTGATTGAGGCGCGATGCAATCGCGACGCAATAAACAAACATTATTAACATTCAAACACAAAAACGAAGATGAAAAAGTTTTTTCTTTGCCTGATGCCAGTCTTATTGATGGCGATGGCTGCAGCCTTTATCGGATGTAACGGTTGCAAGGGCGAGACGCCCAAGATTGATGACCCCGTAGTGATGTATCATGACTACGACGGCGTGGTACAGGACTTTACGGCTGGCGTGGCTAACATCGTGGCGCTGCACCGCCAGACGATGTTCAACATGATTGGTGGTACGACCTACGAGTGGCGCAACCTGCAAGTGGTGTTCAACGATACCATCAAGGCTGAGAACATCGACGATCTGCACATCACTGACATTACTGACGTGTTCTTCTACTGGAATGACGAGGGGCCTCACGTTCAGTACATCAGTTCTAACGTCGTGAAGGGTTCGATTATTCCGCATCCTATCATCGACGTTTGGATTGAGGACGACGAGCTGGATAACTGCGAGATTAAGCTGTGGCCTATGGACGTGCTGAAACGCTTGAAGGAGTGGAACGGTGTCATCCCACCTGCGAAGGGCATGGTGCTGCGACTGCCAGTAGGTCCGAGGAACTGTAACGCTCAGTGGGTGTTGGGAACCATCGGTGATCCCATCTTTATTGATGCGGTGACAGGTGACATTACGGAGTGGTGCCCATCGTTCCCCATCCCAAACGTAAACGGTCCTTTAGGCGAATGGCCCTGATAGAGTGAAAAGTGAACTTTCCGATTAAGCGAGAGCCATCGTGCTCGCATGAATGGCCGAGCGTGAGGAAAGTCAACGAAGTTAAGAGTGAAGAATCATGGCTACACTTTATAAACTTGGAAGCAGCGGCCCTGTAGTGAAACAGATACAGGGTGCGCTGCACCTTGTGCAAGACGGACAGTTCGGTCCGTTGACGCGCGAGGCGCTGATGACATGGCAGCGTGAACACGGACTGACACCTGACGGTATCGCCGGTCCGGCAACGCTGGCAAAGCTGCTGCCGACGATGGCAAAGAGCGTGTTTAACCTGAAGAAGTCGCGCAGGGTGATAACGGACATCGTGATTCATTGTACGGCATCGAGAGAGGGACAGGCGATGACTGTTGACCAGATTCGTGCCGAACACAAGAAAAACGGCTGGAGCGACATCGGTTATCACTACGTGATAGGACTGAATGGCGAGAAATGGAACGGACGTGACGTGGACCTCATAGGGGCGCACGTAAACGGCTATAACGCGCATAGCATCGGGATATCATACGTGGGAGGACTGGAGAACAAGCCAGGCGTTCCCTACAACAAACTGAAGGCAAAGGACACGCGCACGGAGGCACAGAAGGCGGCATTGCTCTCGCTGTTGGTGGAACTGCGCAAGCTGTACCCCAAGGCGAAGATCAGTGGCCACCGCGACTTTTCGCCTGACAAGAACCACAACGGCATCATCGAGCCGCAGGAGTGGATCAAGAGCTGTCCGAGCTTCGATGCCAAGAAGGAATACGCGAGGATTTAGGTTATGAATACATCGACACTACCACAGGAACTGATGTCGGGCTCACTGCTGCACTTTGAGCAGGGCGTGCCCATCGACGACCTGTCGCTGCGCACCGAACAGCGCAAGCGGCTGGCACGGGTGGAGCACGTCTATTGGCAGTGGGTGCGCAATCCGTTCATCGACACCTATCAGCTGTTTCGCCAACTGGTGAAGGGGCATTTCGCCGACCGACCAAGCGAGACCCGTGCCGCACAGAAAGACCAGCAGCTCTTCGAGTTCGTCAAAGAGAGTCTGACGGGTATGTCGCGCAAGGATGCCCAGATGAAGGTGCAGGCCGCTGCCGAGAAAGCCATCCGTATAGGCATGGAGACCGATAACGTGCAGGCGCTGACGAAGGGCGGCAAGCTGCTCTACGAGGTGGCAGGGCTGGATAAGCCGGAAGACCAGCAGACCGACATGAGCAAGTTGATGTTCCTGCCGCCGGTGGTAGTGACCGACATCAGTCAGGTTGACGACACCAAGGAGAATGTGGATGATGCCGAGATGAAGCGTATCATGGATAAGTACGGCGGTTTCGTTGATGACAAGATGAAGGACGTGGACGACATGGTGGCAACGATGGAGGCGAGATCTGGAGTCGGTCAGGACGAGAACGACAACGCTAACGAAAGACCGCATGAGTAGACTCGGAACCAATCCCAATGTCAGCAGCGACCAACTGGAAGCGAAGATGCTGCCCAATGTAGAGGAGCCAAAACCCGAACAGGAGGGTGGCGCTTACGTGGACTACCAGGGCGACGGACAGCACAAGGTGTACCTCAGTCCGTGGCAGAACAAGGTGCGCAACTTCGGTGCCCGCAATACGAAGGTGCGCGGCGGTCGTGGTACGGGTAAGACATCACTTATCGGTGTTCACATGGTGGACACCACCATCGGACTTCCCCGTATGATGGGTGGCTTCTGCGGAGCCAGTGCCAAGCAGAACTACACCCGAACGATGCCTAACGTCCTGAAGGTAGTCAATGCCCTCGGCTTCGAGCAGTTCTACTTCATCGGTCAGCCTCCGGCACGTCTGCGATGGCCTACACCGCTTGCTAAACCGCGAGTGTGGGAGAACTGTGTCAGTTTCGCCAACGGATTCGTCTGGCAGATGATCAGTCTTGCCGTCAAAGGTAGTGCCAATGGCCTGAACCTTGCCGCTATCATCGGTGACGAGGTGAAGTACATGCCCTGGCAGCGTGTAAAGGAAGAGGTGTTGCCTACGCTGCGTGGCGACTTCATACCACCATCGGCACGTAAGACCGAACAGAAACGCTGGGGTTATGGTACCGACCCGAAGCGCAACAATCACTGGCTCTCACAGCTATGGGTATCGGATGCCGGACTGAACCAGCGCGAATGTATGTGGGAGAAAGAGAAGGAGTATGAGACTGTTGACGTGAACCATCAGATTAAGGAGATGATGGCCGAACTGAAATACCTTGAAAAGCACCATCCCAAGCAGGCCGTAGCTCTGGCTAAGAACGAGAACTTCCTGAAGAAGCTCTTTGCCCTGCGCACACAGTCGGAAGCCTTCTGGAACCTGAGCAGTATCGAGAATATCGCCATGCTCGGTGGTGAGTCGTACATCCGGCAAATGAAGCGCGAGTTGCCCGATTTGCTTTTCAGACTTCAGATTCTGGGACATGAGAAAGGAGCTGCCAAGGATGGCTTCTACTGCAACTACTCAGAGCTGAACACCTACACCAGTCAGGATATCACCGACCTGGTACTCGACAAATACAGCATCCGTCAGAAGGGACGTGTGCTGGACGGTCAGCAGTGGCCTACCGACTACGAGACGATGACGCTCGACTTCGACATGTTGCAGCACGACGGCGAGGATTGCAGCCTTGACCTTGACCTCGACTATAAGGAGCCATTGAGGATAGCGCTGGATGCCAACTCAGACATCAACTGTTTCGTGGTGGGGCAGACCCGCACGTATCAGGGCCGTGCTTCGCTGATGATACTGAAGGAGTTCTTCGTGCAGGGTGAGGTTCGCCTGCGTGGCCTCTCGAAATTGTTTGCCCGCTACTACCGTCCGTTCCTGCGTCGCGGATGCAAGGAGGTTATCTTCCACGTAGGCAGCAGCATCAAGCAGGGCAACCAGTGGGCATACGCCGTAGAGAACGGCGAGGACAGCCGTTTCGACAAGGTGGTGGAGCGTGAACTGACGGAGGCAGGTTTCAAGGTAACAAGGGCTGAGTTTACATCGTGGCGACAGGAACGAAAATACCAGTTCATCAACGACTGTCTATCATTCCAGGCATCGCCAGCCATCTACATCAACCGCGAGGCCGAGCGTTGCGAATACCTCATGGCAGCCTTGGAGAATGCCGCCATCGTGCCTGGCACCTTCAAGAAATTCAAGGACACAGAGAAGTATAAGGCAACAGGCCCCGACTCCGTTGCAGGCGACCCCCGTTCGAGAACGACGATTACAGACGCTTTCGACGATTTGGTCATTGGTGTGCATGAATGTGCCGAGAACAAGACAAAGGTAGGAGGAGGACTTAGGGGTAGGTTCCCGAATTTGGCTGGGATGATGAGAAGATAGAAATGCCCTTGGTTTCGTTTGCCCTTGACTTTATGCCTATAAGGCATTATCTTGCAGGCATAATCACAAATTCTAAATAGGCTATGGGCAAGAAAAATAAAAAGCAGGGCAGTGGCGGAATGGTTACGCACAAGCCAAAGACTTTTTCAGATTACCAGAAGGTTCATAATGAACTGATGGCAAAACATTATGTTCCCATTGACGTGCTCCGTCCGGGCAGAGTCAGAGATATATCATTGGCTGTTAGCGACGCTGCAAACGTCGGCGCAAAGGATATGGCGGCCTCGATGGGATGCGGCGGCTGGTCGAACGGACCGCTGAGTAAGGTGGCGTGGAGTTTCGACGGACGCACGGACACCGTAGAACACGTCTGCGACAAGGACGGCAAGCCGCTGGGCAACGGCTACGTGAAGTGGGGTGCTGGCGACAACATCCCGAGCGTCATACCGCCGTTGGCGATGTCGAGTCCATACACCGCTGCACCGCTGCGTTATATTGCCGACCTGACAACAGGTCTGGGCGTGCGCTACATGTATCGTATGCCTGACGGCGAAATGGTGGAGTTCAAGTATGCTGGCGAACTGTTGCAGCAGAAAATTGACGAACTGGAAGCCAAGGAGAAAACCCCCATTGACGAAGCAGAGGAGTTACTCGGCAACATCGGCGTAGAAACAAAGAGACCGGAGAACAAAGCCCTGAAACGTGCCAAAGAGGCACTGGAGGATTGGGAGCGTACATGGTACGGCTACGACGATAAGGACGTGATGGGCGACATGGAACATGTGCCTGGTGCCAAGGAGTTCTTAGACAACAACAATCTTGACCTGCTGCTGTCGCAGTGCGAACAGGACGATGTGATGCTCGATATTTATTTCCCGACTGTTGGACTGCAGCGTGGCCGTCGTGGCGGCTGGAAGCCCAAGGCCGTGAAAGTCTCGATGCTTCCGGCGCATAGCACCCGATTGGGCGTGATGAACGAATATCGGCACATTGACTGGGCATACTTTAGCGACTCGCTCAGAACGAAGGGAGCAGTAGGTACGCAGACTGTCACCAATGCCGCACAAGACCGTTCGTTCAAGATGTACCATGCCGCCATGCCACAGAACCTTTTGAGCGATATGCGCTATATCGTGGACTCTAACCAGCGTACACGTATCAAAGACCGTCCGACGTGGATTGTATGCCCGACGTTCTATCCCTCGCTCAACAAGCCCTATTACCCGCAGCCTGCATGGTGGAGCGTCTTCACATCGAAGGCTTTCGATTTCTCTGCCACCATCCTGTACGACAAGTATAAGGCCCGTGAGAACAATACCACATGGGGCCGTATCATCTACATCAGCCTTGACTACTTATCAATGTGCTTTAGTGACCTTGGCATAGAGGGAGATCCCGATGCTAAGCAGAAGTTCATTGACGACTTGGAGGACTCGATGGAGCAGTTCCTGCAGCAGCGCGAGAACAACGGCAAGATGATGCGCCAATTCATGTGGCAGGGTCAGGGCGACAAAACGTTTAAGAACGTGGAGATTGTAGATGTCAAGGAGACTACCAACGATGCCGTAAAGGCTGGTAAGGAAGAGTTGGAACTTTCTACCAACCCCATCTTCCTGGCATTGCAGATTGACCCGCGCCTCGTTGGTGTGCCTATGGTAGCAGCCAGCAATGGTGGTACGGCCCTCCGCGAGATGACCCTGTTGAAGCAGCAGCAGCTGAACCCCAAGCAGCGTTTGTTCCTGAACTGGATCAACACCGCTGTCTGCCGTTTCAATGAATGGTCGGAAAAGGGTACGTTCCAAATAGCCCAAGTAACGCTGACAACACTTGACCGTAGCAAGACGGGGGTAGTAGAAACCATAGCTGGAGGAGAAGCATAGCTTCGCAGTTAAGAGTTAAGAATTAAGAGTTAAGAGTTATGACATTCTTCAAGAAAGTTTTCAATAAGCAGCAGAAACAGGAGCCGAAGCCGCTGAGAGTGGATGGGGTGAAGCCTGCACCGATGACGACAGAGCCGGACGAAGCCGAACTGGCTGCAATGGCATTGCTGGAGCACATGCAAGAGGTTCAAGGTTCCAAGAATGACGGAATCACGGAATCAAGTGATAGCGGCAAGAAGAACGCACCCCATGATGCAGCCTACTTCAAGGCATTGGCATCGAGAATCAAGCAGGCTCACGAGGCCGCCCATCAGCGCACACAGCGTTTCCTCGCTTTCTGCGAACAGGAGTTAAAGAAACACGACCTGCCCAAGGAAGGCCCCGGTTCGTTAGGACTGTTAAGGGCTGAACTGTTCAAGCGGCTGGACGTGGTGGAGCGTCACGGCGGCGAGTTGAAAACACGGTGGCAGCACTGTCTGGCAACGGTGCTTGTCAGGCTGAATGACGGGATGCCTCCAGTGAGCTTAGACGAAAACGAGGACGTAAACAAGTAAGGCGACATGGCACTGATTTCGGAAGTACAGGAGAAGGGCTGGGCCAGCGACAAGTATGGCGACAAGGTAAAACGCTGGGAATGGGACTGGCGCGACGAACGCATCATGTCGTGGATCGAGAACTTCGAGCGCATCAGCCGTGAGAACACCGAAGAGAACGTGGAGCGACTGAATGCCGTGCGTACCGGTGCCATGAAGCGCTCGCTATGGTGGAAGACATGGGCAACAAGCGGTGGCGACACGCAGGTGTTTGCCGCCAAGTACTTGTACTATTCCCGATTCGTAGAACTGGCCGTAGGCAAGAATGAGCCTTACGACAGTCCTGTGCCTAACATCCCGCAACCCTACTGGCAGCCTATCCCCGTGCCGACACGTAAGCGCAGGGGTAAGCCGTTCGTGGTGACTGAGATGCGCACGCAGGCCGCCAAGTTTGCGTCGATGGCACGCAGGGAGTTCTCCTTCGCCGGAACCTTGTTTATGGTCTATGCTATGGGCGACAATCAGGATGCCCACGATGCCGTGAACCGTGCGCTATTCAGACGGCAGCGCAGAGGAAGGTTTGACAGATAGTTTCAGGTTTCAAGTTTCAGGTTTCAAGTAGTAACAAAAAAAGACACAAGATATATGGCAACACGTCACGAACTTATCCACATCGACTTTGTGGCCAACGCCGGTAAGGCGAACCCAGTAATGAAATCACTGCAGACGGCATGTGATGATGCCCGCGTAGCCAAGGAAAAGCTCGACAAAGAGCTGGCTAATGCCAAGGCTGCAGGAGCACCTGCTAAAGTCATTGCCGACATTGAGGGCAGACTGAAGTCGCAGACGAAGACCTGGGAGGCTCTACAGAAGGGTGTGCGCGAATATACCAAGGGTATCGACACGCTGTCGAAGGGTATCAAGGAGTTCAACCAAGGTACGCTCGACCAGATGTCGGCCAAGTTCAACAAGGCTGTCTATAACGCTGCGAAGCTCGTGCAGAGCACCGTAGAGACAGGTAGCAAATACTGGAACCAGTTGCAGCGACTGATGGATGCCACCGACCGCAACGTGACCCGTGCCAAGGAGGACATCGTGACCATGATGCAGTCGCTGAAGGATGGCAGTGCCGTGAGCACCGTCCAGCTGACCCGTGCCAAGGAGGTGCTGGAAGACCTGTCGCGCCTGGCTGTCACCAACAGCGAGGAGTGGCGCGGACTGAAGGCACAGATGAACGAGGTGTCAAAGGCTGTGGAGATGGTAGCAGCTACCGAGCGCAGTCTGAAGGGTGAGATAGCTACCGAGCAGGACGCCATGCGCCTGTCGAACGCGCTGACCCAGGAGAGCATCAACCTGCGCCATGCCGACGGCGAGGCTGCCATGCAGGCCGCCAAGAAGGAGCGCGAGGGTATAGAGGGCACCATGAAGGGACTGAGTGACAGAATGGCCCAGCGCAGCAAGGAACTCGACGATATACGCGACGAGATAGAACTGCAGGAGCATCTGGACGAGGTTATCAAGAAGCGTGACGAGAAGATTGCCGACGCCCGTAAGAACAAGCAGGAGGCCGAGCAGCGACGCGACGAGGCAGACCGCACCATCAAGGCATACGAAGACCAGAAGACCAAGGTCGGCGAGCTGAAAAAGGAGGTTGACGAGCTGACCAAGGAGCGTGACAAGGAAGCCAAGGCCGCCGAGAAAGCTGCCAAGACTGCCGAGCAGCACGCAGAGGCTGTTGGCAAGCAGCAGGAAAAGGTGAGCGGTCTGGAGGGTGAGGTCAAGAAACTGGAGCAGGATCTTGAAAACCTGAGCAAGCAGCCCGTTAAGCCGACTGTTGATACCAGTGGTGTGGACGATGCCAAGAAGAAAATCAACAAGGAGCCTATCAAGCCGAAAGTGGATGACTCGGAGGTCAAGGCGTTGGAAGCCCGACTGAAAGCCATTCAGGATGCCATTACCGATAAGCGTCGGCAGATAGAGGCTGAGAGCAAGAAGGGTGCTGGTAGCATCAGCCAGTGGGAGGAAACCCTGAAGCGTGTACAGGGTAGCAAGGATGGCCGTCTGAGTCCGATGAATCTGGGCGACGACAAGAAGCAGATGGACGACCTGCTCGACGTGGCCAACCGCTTCTACGAGATTATCAAGAAGGTGAAGGGCGTGACGGAGGATAAGTTTATCCCCGCACAAGCCGCTGAGCCTATCAAGCAGCTGGCCGAATACTACCAGATAACCGAAGAGGAAGCACGCAAACTGATACAGACGCTGGAGCGTAGCGATGTGGTGCAGAAGAAATTCGCCACCATGCGTTACGATCAAGCTGCCGGATTCCTTGCCGTTGAGCAGAAGAAAGGCGTGGACGACCAGCAGATACGCATCGAGGCCGCCCAGTCGTATTTGGAGAGAGCCCGTGAACGCGAAGCCGGACAGACCGAGAGAATCAATAAGCTGAAAGGCGAACAGAAGAAACTCGAAGAGGACGAAGCCGAACTGAAAGGCAAGATTGCCACCGCCTCTGAGAATGCCGCCAAGGCTGCTGAACAGCAGAACGAGGCTACCGAGAAAAAGATAAAGCTCTCGCAGAAGGAGAAGAAGGAGTTAGAGAAGCTAACCAAGGATAATCAGGATCTGGCCAATGTTATCGAGTTGCTGAAAAAGCAGCGCGATGAGTTGACTACATCCGAAGAGAAAGGCACAGCCGCCGCCAAGGAAGAGGCACAGGCCATCAAGATGACGGCAGAGGAAGCCAAGGCTGCACTGGATGGGATGAAAAAGTTATCGTCCTTTGAGTATAAAGGCGGTAAATTGCAAATCTCCAATCCTGAAGAAGCACAGAACTATCTTAGAAATGCTGTCAGGCAACATGGCATTATCAGCAAAGATGGTTCCTATATGCTGGAAAGCGGAAAACCTGTCAATGATGTTGTCGATGACTTCAAAAAGCGCTATAATATTGAGGGTGGTAAAAAAGAAACCCTTGATATTATCAGACAACTCATAACGGGTACTGATAACGGACTGATTAAGTCTGGCTTCGAGAATAGCGGTAATTTCTCGTTTAAGATAGATAACGAGAAGTTGGCTGCCCGCACAAGAATGATGCAGGATCTTTTGTCTATCTCGAAGGGGATGACCGCTGCCACCAAGGAGCAGACGGCTGCCGAACAGGCACAGGAGTTGATGGTAAAGCAACTGCGCGATGCGTACCATCAGGCAAACGAAGAACTCGAACGTCGCAAGAAAGTATATCAGCAGAGATTAAGTGATGCTGATGCCATTGGTGGTCCTACCGAGGTTAACGGCAAGTTGACACAGCGAGGCGAAGAAGAAAAGAAAGCCGAGGAATATAAGGAGAAATACATAGACAGCTACCAAGCCACGGTCAACGAAGCTCATGCGAAATATCAGGCTGCCAAGACTGGTGCCATTAAAGCTGAAACCGAGGCCACCGATGCTAACACCAAGGCAAAGAAGGACAACATCAGTGTTGAAGAGCAGCAAAAGCAAATCGACGAACAGATAGCCGCTCTGGAGCAGCAGATGGCTGGCAACACCGAACGCCTCACGAAGTTGCAGGAGAAGGGTGCCAAGGCTGCTGGTGAGCGTACCAAAGCCACCAAGGAGCAGACGCAGGCCATGAAGGAGTCTGCCGATGCCGAGATGACGATGGAGGAACTGCTGAAACGCAGAGAGCAGCTGGATAGCAAACTCGCTGAGAAGAAGAAGCAGTTGGAGAAGGCTCAAGCTGATTTGGAGAAGATGACGAAGAGCGAGACTGCTGCCGAGAAGGAACAGTCGGACGTTACCGCACGCCTCACTCAGAAGCAGGCCGAGTATAACGAGGAACTGGGAAAGATGGGCGGCATGAAGGATGCCCGCGACCAGGCCTCGAAAGACCGCAGAAATGCCCAGCGCGTCATCAACCGCAGCGACGAGACCATCAACACCACTATGCGTGAGGTGCTGCCAGAACGTAAGTCGGAGGAGGAAATGACGCAGATGCGCCAGAAGGCTGAGAGTCTGCAAAAGGAGATTAACGACCTGACACTGGCTTTCGACCAGAACGCACAGGCCATCACCAACCTGAACCGCAAGGAAACCGAGGCTGCTATCGAGATGGCACAGTCAGAGAATGTCAGCATTGAGAAGGTAAAGCAAGCCATCGAACTGCTGAAGAAGAAGATCGAGACCGAGGCTACCGATGCAAAGACCATGCAGGAGCGTGGCGACGCCATCAACCGACTGAGCGAGCGACTGACGCAGATGAATGCCGAGGTGGCCAAACTGTCGCAACCCATCGCTGACCGCCTGAAGGTGGACGACCTGGGCACGCTGAGCGAGACCGAGATACGCCAGGGCATTGATGCCGCCAAGCAACTCATCCAGACCTACAAGAGCGGTAGCGACGAAGCCAACGAACTGGCCGAGCGCATCGTCAAGGCAGAGAAGCACCTGAAGGATACTGGCATAGAGGCAGCACGCACGGCGCAGAAGCAGGCAGAAGCCCAGCAGTTGTTGGACGAGAAGCATAAGCAGATGCAGGCCCGTATGTCTACGCTGAACCGCCTGTCGAAGGAAGGACTGACGGAAACACAGCGTTACTGGCAGGCACAGATGGACGGTGCCACCCGTGGCAGCCGTGCCTTCAAGGAAGCCGAGCGCAACCTGAAACGCATCAATGCCGAGCAGGAGAAACAGACGCAGGCGCAACTTGAAGCAAGTGCCAACCGTCTGGGTCGTAAGAATCTGAGAACGCTATCGGGTGCGGAGTTGCAGGAGTCGGTAAATGCCGCCAAGCAACTGTTGGCTACCATGAAGCCTACCAATGCCGCCTATGCCGATCTGCAGAATAATATTATCCGTGCAGAAGAGCACATGAAGCAATACGGACTGGAAGCCGCCCGTAGCGCACAGCAAGCAGCCGATAAGTTGCAGTTGATGAAAGACCGCATGACCGACATCACCAAACTGTCGGATGCAGGTCTGGAAGAGACACGCCGCTACTGGCAGGCACAGATGGAAGGTGCCGAGCGTACCAGTCAGGCATACATTGAGGCCAAGGCCAACATGGAGGCTATCGTCAAGGAACAGCAGCGACTGGCCGCAGAGCAGGTGAAGACCGACGCTCAGAAGATTTACGGCAATAAGATGCTGATGAGCGAGGGTAGCATCCGTAACGCCATTGAAGCCGCCAAGCAATACCAGCAGACACTGGCCGCTACCAGTCCGGAGTATCAGCGACTGACGACCGCCATTGTGGATGCCGAGGAGCACATCAAGAAATACGGTGTAGAAGCCGAGCGTGCTGCCCGCAAGGAGGTTGCCGCCATTGCGGAAGCCGCCCGCAA